GCAGGATTAAACAGGCCATGACCGCGATCATTGGCGTATCGGTAGACGCTACTGATTATCTCCCTGGCCTGCACTGCTGTTGAGCGACCACCTCTGGCAACAATACGATCACACAGGTCCCGCACCATACCCGTGGTAATCTCAGCCATCATTTTGTTGCCGAGCGCCGGGAGGATATCCCGATCAATAACCGACTGCTTCATAGCTCGCGTACTGTCAGCCAGGGTGATGTGCTTCATGTAACTGTCGGTATGTACCGCGAACGTCTCGGCCCCGCGGATCTTTTTAATACCGTCACGTTTCGCCGCAGCCGGCGACTGACCTGCCTTCAGGAGCTTTTTGGCGGTTATCAGTTCTTCGCGCGCTTCCGCCAGGCTGATACCGTCACGACCATACTGGCCGATAACCAGCGTCTCCCTGCGGCCATTAATGCGGTAGTCGTACCGGAACGAGACAGAGCCTGACGTGAGCACGGCTACGTACAGCCCGTCGCGGTCTGAAACCTTATAGAGTTTGTCCTGCGGCTTGAGGTTTTTAAGTTTGGTATCGGTCAGCACAATTCACCCGTAACGCGTCCATGATTTTATCGGTACGAGAGTATACCTAAAGGGTAATACCGTCATCCGTACCGACGAAAAATATGAGGTAGAGTGAATAGACATGAGTAGATATAAACAAAAACCCCCTGTAAAAACAGAGGGTTGATGATGATTCTGAATAGATATGATGTGCTATGAGTTGGCTATACATCATTCCCACTCAATCGTTGCCGGT